ATTTCAGTAGCTGTGACATTTGTAATACTGAGGTCATCGATTCCTCCCAGGGCAAGCCGAATCTCACTGCGAAGCTGTTCAGCGTATCGAGCCTGATCGGTACTAACAGCGTTGGGCGTAATAAAGCCGACACGATCGGTTGGCTCCAGGTTGGCAATGACCCTCGGAACCCGCATGCCTGAGCCTGGCTTACCGATGTAGCCAGGGGAGTTACGGGTGACGTTGTCCTGTTTGTACGTGGAGCTGGACAGAAAGAATTCAGATTGGAAGCCAGACTGACTGGAAATGCTGGGGCGCTGAGCAACATCAGAATCATTGTTTTCAATGATGTCTTGTTTGGGCCTGGAAGACAGAAGTGTTGGGTTACCGAAAAAAGAAAGGTTGGCTCGGATGTTTTTAACCATCTCGTCATGAGCTACAATCTGATTAGCCATCCAATCAAACTCACCGACCCCTTCTGTTCCAAAAGCATCCGGGTTATTGAAGACTTCAACGCACGGAATAAATTCCATGGTGTTGACAACAGTCTTCTTGTCCATGATGCCGAACTCCATTGCCGGCATATCAAACGTAATCTCTTGCTCGCTGTGGAACTCCTCAATCTCAGAAGCCGTGATCCGCAAACGCATGTACCGCTTATCCGTGTTTAGCCCGACTCCCTGGAATCCACGGGATGCCCGAACCTTGTACGCATAGATGATGATGACTTCTTCTAAATCACCGTCTGGTGAGTAGTACGTTCTATAGGAATCTTTATCGAACCAGTAGAGACGATAGGTTTTCTTTGTTGGCCGAATATAGAAAAGACCTTTGCCGTAACACAGGAATCGATCCCAGATTGAGTCTAGCCTGGCGTCAAGCTTATTAAACTTGATAACTTGCTGAATAAAGTCAAACCGCTGAGTACCAAAGTTATCTTGATTTGGGTAAAACTCAACACCCTGTCTTATCCCAAACATCCTGAGCTGCGACAAGTGGGCATTCACCAACATGGTGTCAGCTACGCCACTTCCGTCTCGGTTTACAACCGATTTAAGGATATCATCAATTATGGTTTTGGTGCTGTCGCTCATTTAGTTTGCCCAAGGCAGTTAGTCAATATCGTAGCCAGCTCCTACTCGTTTTAGCGTAATGATGTCGTCTTCCACTTCCAACTCAAACCGTTCGTTGGGTTGAAGAGCCATGTCGTGACACAACTCATCGGGGAGAGGAATGACGGCGGATCCGTAAGCATCCTGCTCAAGCTCTACGTCGTAATAGCTGGTAGACATTGCTATGTGATTTCTTTAGTTTAAATCTTCAATACTCTAACTGCAATGCTCCTCTGGTCATTAAACCAGTGCAAAGCCAAACAAGAGCGTCAACAGCGTCGTCGTGAGAGGTAACTCCAAAGTTAAGAATCTCCTCAGTCAGCGCAGTAAACTTCCTGTATTTGTTGAAGATTATGTTGTGTTGTTCGAATAAACCCATAATTCCTCGGAACCTGGCAACCTTGTCTCCACGGAAACCTTTAACTGGATGCCAGTTTATATTGTAAAGTCCGTGATCTCCAAGACAGATTCGTTTAAAGTCTGCTTCCAGGGAAGCCTGGTATGCAACAGCCTCTGACCAAATTTCAACTTGGTTACCAGTGGGAAAATACTGGCCATTGTTTTTATGGACAATACCCCACTCCTCCATCATTTCCATTAAAGCTTCTAGCTTCTCCAGATTTCCCATAATTCGAATTCTTTTGAAATCGATAATGTGAATCTTGTTACCAACACGTCCACCCATAACAAAGACTGTGTAGTCGTTACGTTCCCTGATGCCAGCAGATAGGTCTACGCCAACGCCGATGCAATCGAATTGAGTTGCAATTTCTCCTTTGACAATTAGGTCCGGAGTCAGCGACAGCTCACTGGTCTGAACAATTTGGTTTTGGTACTGAAAGCTGAATGCGATAGGAGCTTGCCTGCGACGTTCCTGCAGATACTCAAGCGACCACATATCAGGCCAGTACGAATGTTCGTCTCCATGTTCATCAATAGAGACTGCAGACTGGACAACCTGAACCCAGTTATTAGCCGGGATAAATGTTGTTGAGTGTATATCGTCGTGGCGAAAACGCGTACCTAAACATATAGCCCTACCTCCTTCAAACATGGTTGGAACAATAACTGAATTCCAGTTATCTTCCATGGCCAGGCGGACTTCCCTGTTTTTTATATCCTCAGAGCTTTTCACCACGTCGTCCAAGACACATAATTGGGACCGTTTAGAAGTAACGGCACCTTTTAAGCCTGCGCAACATACAGTAAACTCCTCTTCACCTGTAGATTTAATCCCTGCGAACTTCCAATCAATACTCCAATACTCATTAGAATTAATACCTTTAGCAATCTTAACCATCGGAAAGACTTCTCTATATGCTTTGCTCTCATCAATAATCCTTTTAATAGAAGCACTTTTAGGTCTTGCTACGTCTACGGTATAGGAGATGTAAAGAATTTTAAGAGGTTTTTTTTGTAAAGCATGTACACCGATTGCCCACGCTGTAAATAAACCCAGCACGGTGCTCTTTGCTGAACCCCTCGGAGCTAGAATATCTATATTTGGTCCTGCGATTCCAACCAAGCACTCACTGTCTTGCTTGGTTCCTAAGTATTTATGCCACTCTAAATGGTGAGGAGCTGGAGGCTTGTCTCCAACCGCTTCACAGAAGTAGGCAAAATCTGTTTGGGCCCTATCTACATCAATTCCGGTAGTCGACTTAACAACACGTTGTTGAGCTGCTGCACGCGCCGTACGTCGATAAACCGAATGGAGTGATGTTCCCGTCATTACTAAGCCAGCTATGCCCTAAAGATAGCAGGATTAAACTGACTTCGCTGTTCGGTTAAGATTCTTCTGCCAACAGCTTGGTCCAGACTCCCATAGAAGCTTCCTCCAAGGGCCCTTCGATGGGGTCGTCTCTGAAGATAGAAAGCATCTCACGTAACGCTCGGTCCGCGCCAGCAAGAACAAGGCCTTGTTTATCCATGAGGATCTTGTCATCAGCAAGCTGTTTGATGGCGCCGCGAAGTTCTTTCTGAAGCATGGCAATCCTGGCGGAACCCATGTCTTGCTTTACTATGCCCATGTCAATAGCTTCACGCAGCTTGGCAATGTCCTCCTGCATGAACTCGATCTCGCTTTCTAAGATCTGGTTAAAATTCTTTTTCTTGTATTCTTTTTGCGACCATTCATCGCAATCCGTTATGCTACCTTTAAAGCCCAAAAACCGGGCATAAAGATACATCTGGATTGGAGAAGCCGATCGTTTACAGAATGCAAGAAAAGATTCGCGGTCTTTGTTGGTAAGTCCTTGAATCCACTCTTTCATGCTCGGTACTGTTGTTGAGCTTGTTCATAATCTCTGTTCTCTTTATAGCGCCTAAACATCTCTTGCTGTAAATCCGTCATGCGTTGTTCCGTCGCAGTTCGACCAACAGTTTCACGTTGTTGTGTTCCGGTTTCACGAATTAAACCCGTTTCACCCACAAATCGCTCTTGTTGTGTACGACGTGATTCCTCACCTGTTAATCCAATTTGACGTTCTTGGCCAGCTAGTAATTGTTTTTGTGTTAAACGTTGTTGCTCACCGGTTGCACCAATACCAAGTCGCTCTTGCTCACCACGAGTTATTGTTGTGGCACGCTCTTCTCGCCCAGTAGCCGCTATGCCTAAGCGTTGTTGCTCACCAGTAGCAGAAATTCCTTTACGCTCTTCTTCGCCACGGGTGCGAGTAAGCCCAGTTTCACCTACAAAACGTTCAGCCTGAGTACGCCTTTCTTGCTCACCAGTAGCAGAAATTCCTAAGCGTTGTTCTTCGCCGCGGGTGCGAGTAAGCCCAGTTTCACCTGCAAAACGCTCAGCCTGAGTACGCCTTTCTTGCTCACCAGTAGCATAAATTCCTAAGCGTTGTTGCTCACCAGTAGCAGAAATTCCTTTACGCTCTTCTTCGCCACGGGTGCGAGTAAGCCCAGTTTCACCTGCAAAACGCTCAGCCTGAGTACGCCTCTCTTGCTCACCAGTAGCATAAATTCCTAAGCGTTGTTCCTCGCCAGCAACTCGTTGACCAAGCCTAGATTCTGCGCCGGTGGCGCGAATGCTTCTACGCTCTTCCTCACCAGCAACTCGTTGACCAAGTCGAGTTTCTGCACCAACAGCCTGAGTGCGGCGAATGTCTTGACCAGCAAAGAACTCTTCATTGGTGCGGTCAAGCTGGGCGCCAAGTTCCAGGTTCAGGCTTTGTTGCGCCTGGGCAACCTCACTTAGTGCAGACTCAGTTCGGACGGCCTGAGTAGGGCTCTGAATAATAGTGGGAGGAGGCGGGGGCGGCGAATACGTAACTATAGGTGCAGGTGCTTTTTTCTTTCCCATGGTGCTATTAGGTTAAGTTGATTCTATCTCAGCCTACGCTCGGCCTCGGCCAGCCATAAGACCTGCTACGACGTCACGACGGGCTCTGGATGCAGCTTCTGATACAGCACCTAGTTCAGTTGCAAACGCACCAGATGCCAGGGCTTTACCCTGCTGGAATACGTTGGATCTCTGAGCAAAAGATTCAGGCATATTTTGACGAGCAGTTTCACCAGCAATTCTATTTTGTAGATCTGCTTGCCTCATTAACAGAGCTGTATCAGTTACAGCTTTCTGCAAAGGATACATCATGGCAAGGTTGTAACCAGCTTCTTCTGCTCTGGTTTTACTCGTCTGCTTACGTAGGTAGTCATTGAGATCTTTGATATCCTCCGTGCTTAATGGGCTTGCTGGTTCACCATAAACAGGGGGATTCAACTCATTGCTGGGAGGCTCTGCTGCAGCAGGATTCCAGAAGCTGCTAACGTCAGTTCCCTTATCTCCCAAGTATTTACCAAGATCAACGTTTTTACCAGTTGCGAAGTCAATTCCCTTCATAGGAGGAACTTCAGCTTTTCCAGATTCTTTATAAGCTTCTTGAAGACCACCTTTTTGAATTCCGGGGAAATACTTCTTCCATGCATCGCTTGTGCTAAGCACGGAAAGCACATTTTCGTATGGCGTGGAAAAAGGATTCATTATCAGAGGTAGCTGTATTGAGTACGCGCAGTAGCACCGACATCAGCCAATGCTTGGCCAGCCATAGCAGCGGCGTTGCGCTGGGCACCAAGCTGAAGCTGGGATTGGGTCGCTAGGTTTGTTGCCAGTTGAGCAGCCGCTGCATTGCGTTGGAAGTCACGGCGCTTAACTTCATCAGCATTAAGAAGCTGGTAGTTACCGAGCCTCATGATGTTTTGATTTTCAATATCTTGAAGTTGCTTCTGGTACGCGAGGTTAGCCTGCCAAGG